CTATCAGATATTGTAGTGGGTATCAATTTAATGTGGGGGGAAGAAAAGTTTGGAACGTGACAGGGTCATCTAATTTAGAAGAACTACGGGACAGAACCACAGGTCTTGTTTTACGAAGACTCAAAGAAAACGTGTTGGATTTACCTGAAAAAATAATCACACCTGTTTACTTGAGATTGAAGTCAAAGGCGTACGAAGAAGTGATGGGGGAATATTACGATTGGTACGACAAAAATCCTGAAGAGTCCAAATCACTTACCGTCCAGTTTACCAAACTCACGAAAGTACGACAAATCATTGCCGATGAAAAAATAAGTCAAACAATTGAACTTGCGGAAAATATTATTGAACAAGATAAGAAAGTAATTATCTTCTGTAATTTTACTGACTCACTCAATAAGATTTGTGAACACTTTGGAAAAACGGCAGTAAAGGTTGATGGGTCAATGTCAAAACCTGAAAGACAAAAAAGTGTTGATAATTTCCAAGAAAATGATAAGGTAAAAGTTTTCGTTGGAAACATTAAAGCTGCGGGTGTTGGATTAACATTAACCGCAGGTGAAGCGGTAATAATGAATGACCTATCATTCCTACCATCAGACCACGCTCAAGCAGAGGACAGAGCGTACAGATATGGACAAAAAAATAATGTCTTGGTTTATTACCCAATATTCGAAAACACAATTGAAGGAGTTATCTATGACATATTAAACAACAAAAAACAGGTCATCGCAACTGTGATGGGTGACAACCTTAATTCCTCCGATATGGCCGAAGAAATTTTGAAGAGAATAAACGAAATAAGAAAATAAACTGATTTCGTATTATTTATAGTAAATTAAAGCCAACAATGACTAAAATACAACAGAAGATTGAACAACTCGAATTACAAATTGTAGAACAAAAAGTAACAAGAGAAAAAGAGTTGTTAATCACAGAAATGAAAAAAATTGGAATAGAAAAACTACCTTATTCCTACTCAGCCCTCAAACAATTTATTGACCCCGAAACAATGGACTTCCATTATAACAAACATTATAAGGGATATGTCGATAAATTAAACGATGCTCTCTCCAAGAAAAAGTATGGAGATTTAGAGTTAGAACAAATAATCAAAACTATAAGCCGGTTCGACAAAACAATTAGAAATAATGCGGGTGGAGCATTCAATCACGCATTGTTTTGGAATATGTTGTCACCCGAACCAAAAAAACTTAAAGGTGATTTATACAAAAAAATTGTAAAAGAATTCGGCAGTTTTGTTTTATTCAAGAAAAGATTTGAAGAAATCGCAAAAGAAAGATTTGGTTCAGGTTGGGTATGGTTAGTACTGACAGGAAGAAACTCTTTGAAAATTATGTCCACCGCAAATCAAGACAATCCTCTTATGAACATTATAGAAGGTGGAGGTTTTCCATTGTTGGGGTTAGACTTATGGGAACATGCTTACTATCTAAAATACAAAAACAAAAGAGATGAATACATCTCAAACTTTTGGAAAGTTGTAAATTGGGACTTTGTTTCTAAACTTTATGAAATGAAAACCGAAACAAAACTTTTGGAATCTATAGAAATGAAAAATATTATTAAAGAATCCAAAGAACCTCAGTTTTGTAGATCAAATGAAATGGTTAACTACAAAGAGTTAATTAACAACCCCAAAATAAAAAAGTTATATCAAGATGGTGTAACTGAAGTTTTGAAAAAAGTTTTCCACGAATATTGGGTGGAAAGTAATGAAAAAGAAATGTCAGGGTTTTATGGGATTGAATCAGACAGTGCAAGATCAATTTTGAATAACTTGAACACCAACTTTAATACCTTTTGTTTGTTAACCAAAGCAATCAATAATCAAATTGATTTAATAAATAAACCTGATAAAAAATTTGATTTTTCCAAAAAAGAAAAACGAACTGTGACAGAAGTTTCAAGATTACTAAAGGCTTTGGACTTTTTCAAAAAAGAGATTTTCACAAAAAATAATCAGGACTTCATTAATATAATTAGAGTATTAAAAAAACTGTGGGATAGAGGACAACAGTCAGAGGATAAGGTGTTATCAAAAATAGAAAAATATTTTGGAGAAAATTCTTCTGTGGAAAAAATCGGTGGACATGGCCAAAAAAATGATGCAGTCAAAGGGATCGATTTGATTGTAAATGTTGGTGATAAAAAATACACTGCTCAAGTGAAACCCTTTTCATCAATAAAAAAAGATGGAAACAAAATTACAATCTTAGATACCGGTAATGTAAAACCATATAACGTAGATTGGATGATATTTATAAACACGAAATCTAACAAAATTTTGATTATAGAAAATAATCCAATCGAGAGTCGTGACCAATATGTTTTTGATGAAACCTCTCTAATTCACGAAATAGATTAACAAAGATATTTATATTATATGTCAGCAATACCAGAACCAGAAAGAAGTAGGATATACACTAGAATTAAACACCAATTAGGTGCTCCTCTTAGAAGTGTAGAACTTGAAGATGAAATGATGGATTCACTAATGGAATTGGCCATAGGAGATTATGAAGAATATATCTTACAATGGTTAATCGATTCACAGTGGGTTAATTTAGTTAATTTGAACATGAACGAAAGATCAGTTGCCAGAGCGTTGGTAACTCGAACTATGGATTTTGAACAACAATTTAGTTATTCATATTCAAAAATTGTTGGTCTTCAGACTGAAGGTCCATGGGTCTTAAAGAAAGATTATTTCATTTTGAGTGCTAACACACAAACTTATGAAATCCCTGCAGGTCGAGAAGTAAACGAATTGTTATGGTTTTCTAATCAAGCATGGACCGCATTTGGTTTAGGTGGACTTGGGGGATTTGGATTTGGTGGTATTGGATTAGGTGCCAATGAGGCGGGTTACGCTCAAATGGGTTATCAGGGGTCATACTTTATGATGTCAGGATTTGACTACTTGATTAGAATGCAAGAAGCTAACATCCTCAACAGAATTTTAGGAGGTTCATTAACTTATAGAATTACAGGTCTCCCTGATGGAAAAAAACTTATTCACTTATATAATACTCCTGGTGGAAAATTCAATTGGTCAAACTATAACCTTTACGTAGGTAAAGCGGTATGGTATTGGTATTACGATGTTGAACCAGATAGTAGAGCCGATTGTTTGAAAAACAATCCTGACATAATTAAACTTCCTACCGATGTACCTATCGAAGAATTAACTTGGACTGACATAAATGTACCAGGTCAACAGTGGGTTAGAAGATGGTTTACTGCATATTGTAAAGAAACATTAGCAAGGGTGAGAGGAAAATATAGTGGAAACCTAAAGACTCCGGATAGTGAACTTACAATGGATTATCAAAGTTTGTTGACAGAAGCTAAAGACGAAAAAACTAAATTAATTGAAGAATTAATCGGAGCAGAAGGTTGGTTAACAAGATTAAGACCTGACAAAGTCATGGAGAGAGAAGCACTTATTGCTGAAAATCTAAATAAACAAATGAAATTCAGAGCAATGCCTCGTCAAATTTACGTTATCTAATATGGCAATTATTAAATCTATTTCATCCAAAAGGATTATCAAAGGAGAAGTAATAAACGCTTCAGAAATTTCTGTTGTGTCAGAATCTACTTACAAAACAAATGGTGAAAACTGTATTATTGTTAGAGGTGTTGCCCAATCAGTAGTCATATTAGATTCAACTAATACTGACCACGTGGTTGTAAAATCAATGACAAACCTCACCATACTTCCTGATGTGGGACTAATCGATGAAGAATATGATGAGGTTGTCGTTGATAAATTTGCATGTATTGAATTTAGATTCGTAGGAGGAAACTGGTATATCCTATCAAGTGACGGACTTAAACAGTCTTAAGTTTTTCTTCCCAACCTTCCTCGGCCAAATCGTACATATAGTGAGGACTTAATCCTCTTCTTTCCCAATACTTCAATTCGGCTTCCGTAATATCCAACACATCTTCTTTCAATCTGTCTTGGTCACCATCTGCTAAAGGTTGTCCGTTAATCAACTCACATTGTGATGTTGTAAAAATGCCCCTCTTTTCAGGTTCATTAACAATCAAACCATTTCTGACTTCTTCTTGAAATACAACCATCAAAGGCTCAATTCTTTTATTAAAAGTTACGATTGCTCTTGGTATGTTATAATCACCAGTTAGGTCAGGATTATTACTAAGAATGTCCTTATCTAACATATAACAATTAATCATTACCCCATCAGTAATAAGTTTTGCTTTAGGATCATTAAATACATTCAAAGCATTTGTATCTTTGATTTGTTTAGGTGTCATTTTTTGTACATCACCCTGAGAGGCTTTTGTACCATTATTAACATACATGATTACATCTCCTAAATTCACATTTAGTCCTTCTTGAATTGCAAGTTCCATGTGCGCCATCCGAGACATACTATTACCCGCCTTAGTTTTGGTTGTTAATCTTTTCTTATATTCATCGAGACTCAACTTAACTTTAGCTCTCTGAGCAATTTTGGATAGTGGAATCTTTTTGTCATAAATCTTTTGGAGATATTCGTAGTAATATTCCACAAACTCTTTTCCATTTCCTTGTAACAACATTTTAATTCCTTTATCCAAAAACTCCTCGATATAGATTGGAAGTTTCTTTGACTTGATACTATTGCCTGTAAGTTTGATTTTACCTTTGGCATCCATAACAGCATAGTTTTTACGAGCCAAGTTAATACATGACGGCCAAACACCATCAGTATCCAAAGCCATTTCTCCTCTCATGAATATGTCATTGTACTCAGCAACATCCGCTTCAGGTCCATAATATTCTTTACCTAACTTCACTTTCCAATTCAATCCACGTCCAACATATACTCTGTTTTTGGCATCTTCAGGTGTGGAAAAGTTCACACCGTCAGTATCCATTACCAATGGAACATAACCTTTCGCCATGAAGAATTTAATCATTTGACGTAGGTATTGTCTACCTGTACAAGTAATTTGTTCACCCATATACATGTCACCCCAAGCATAAACCTGAGGGGCAGATAACGCACCGAACATGGAGTTAATAAAGATTTTGATTGGTAATTGTTTGTTACCATAGGACTCTGACTTTTTACGGTCAGTTTCATAGTATTGTTCCGCCAAGTTTTTGTATTTGATACGAGTATCTCGGAACCACTTTAGCATACCTTTCATCGCACCCGTTACGTCACAGTCAGGAAATACGTCATGTACCAACTGAATGGAGGGGTATAGAGACGAGAAGTCAAGTTTGAGTACGTCTTTACTATATCCAACTTTAAGTAGTCTGGATAGACCTCCTACGAAGTCAGTCTTGGATTCCTTGGCAGGAATTGCAATGTTGTGTTTATATGACCATGCCATCATCAACATCTTCCACAAGGTTGCGGTACCCATAGTGGATACTCTTTCATAGGTAGTTGGAATCATCGCAGCAAGTAAGAATGAACCTTGATTGAATTCTTGGTCAACTTTCAAGGTCTCGTCCAAGTCATCGTCAAGATATCGTTCTACCAAGTTGTCTCCTGTTACTTTAAGATAAACATCAGTTCTCTCTTCACAAATCTTGTCTATCTTCGGGTCTAACCCCACTTTACGATAATTTCCATTCTGAATATTCAACCAATATTCTTCTTTCTTCGTGTAGAATGGTGCGATGTCCAAGTGGTCAATGTATACTCGGTCTTCAGCCTCTGCGTTAATATATTGTGTAATATATTTCAAACCTGCAGACTTAATACTTGAATTGATTGCTTGTGCTCGTCTAACCGCATGGATAATATCAATAACATTATATCCCCAAATGGAAGTCTGAGTATACAACTCAACTTC